TGAAGATTATGTAAGAGTTAAAAAAGTATACATGAAAACTCCTGACTATCTTGATAGTGATGGGGTAGCAAAAACAAAATACACAGCATCCATACCAATAGCTCAAAGTGGGGCATTTGGGGGTGCAACAGGACGTTTATTTACAGAAGGAGCAACAGCTAAATATTATAATAACATTACTAATACTAACACTCAAGGTATAACAGCAGCTAGTTACACAGATGCTATAAATTTATTAGCTAACCAAGATGACTATAAGTATAATCTAATAACAACACCTGGTTTAATTAAATCAGAAACAGCTCACTCTACAGTATTAAATACTTTACTTTCAAATACAAAAGAAAGAGGAGATACAATGGCTTTAATAGACCCTGTATTATACAACTCAACAATGGCATCAGCAATTACACAAGCTGAAAGTGTAAATTCATCATACGCTGCTATGTATTGGCCTTGGTTACAAGTAACAGATCCTGACACAGGACAATTAGTTTGGGTACCAGCATCAGTAATGGTTCCTGGAGCTTATGCTTATAATGATAAAATAGGTCAACCTTGGACAGCACCAGCAGGTAAAAAAAGAGGAAAATTAGGATCTGTTAGACAAACAGAAAGAAAGTTAACTAATGCTAATAGAGATACTTTGTATGTAGGTAAAGTTAATCCAATAGCAACATTCCCCGCAGCAGGGGTAGTTGTGTTTGGACAAAAAACATTACAAACTAAATCATCAGCACTTGATAGAATAAATGTTAGAAGATTATTAATTGCACTTAAAAGTTTTATATCTCAAGTAGCGGATACATTAGTATTTGAACAGAATTCAATCCCAACTAGAAATTCATTTTTATCAAAAGTAAATCCATATTTAGAATTTGTAAAGCAAAAACAGGGATTATATTCATATAAGTTAGTGATGGATGAAAGTAATAATACAGCAGATGTGATTGATAGAAATCAGATGGTAGGACAAATATTTATTCAACCAACAAAAACAGCAGAATTTATTTATTTAGATTTTAATATATTACCAACGGGAGCAACATTCCCATCATAAAAATAAAAAAATGGAAACAAAAGTTTTAACAAAAGAAGAATTAAAAGAATTAAAAGAATTAAAAACAAAATTTATAGAGTTAACAAATTCAATTGGAGAAATAGAAATTCACATAATGAGTTTAAAAAATAGAAAAAAAACATTAAGTGATGAAATTGAAAAATTAAATGAAGGAGAAACAGCTTTAGCTAAAAGATTACAAGATAAATATGGTCAGGGTACTATTTCTCTAGAAACAGGTGAAATTTCCTTAACTAATTAAATTTTTAGAAAAAAATAATATATTTATCATAAAAACATAACATAAAATGGCAGAAACTTTAATATCACCGGGTGTATTAGCAAGAGAAAATGATCAATCCCAAATAACGGCTCAACCAGTTCAAGCAGGTGCTGCTATAATAGGTCCTACAGTAAAAGGCCAAAAATATATTCCAAAATTAGTAACTAGTTATTCTGAATATTTAGCAAATTTTGGAAGTACTTTTATTAGTGGATCAGATCAATTTTCTTTCTTTACATCAATATCAGCATATAATTACTTCCAAAATGGAGGAGCTTCATTATTAGTAACAAGAGTTAATTCAGGTTCATTTACAGCTGCTACTAGTTCGTTTATTAGTGGTAGTTCAGGAAGTCAAAATATATTTCTACTAGAAACTCTAGGTCAAGGAACATTATTAAATAATGATGATGGTACTTATGTATCTTCAACAGCGGGAACAGTTAATGGTTCTCCTACAACAACAGGTTCAAATAATACACTATCAAGTGGATCAGCAGACAATGTAAGATGGGAAATAGCTAATCCAAGTATTAATAATGGAGTATTTAGTGTTATTATTAGACGAGGTGATGATACTAAAGAATCTCCTACAGTATTAGAAACATTTGCTAATGTTTCATTAGATCCTAAAGCTTCAAATTACATTGAAAGAATAATAGGTAATCAAAAGAAAGAAAAAAGAGGAAGTGGAACTGATATATATCTTCAAACAACAGGTAGTTATAGAAATGCTTCAAATTATGTAAGAGTTAAGGAGGTAAAAGTTAAAACACCTGATTATTTTAATAATGCAGGAACTCCAAAAGCAAAATATACAGCATCAATACCATTAGCTCAAAGTGGAGCGTTTGGTGCAGCATCAGGAGATATATTTTATGCTGGGGTACAAGCTAGATTTTATGATCAAATAACAGCAACAAATACACAAGGACAAAATGCAACAGATTATTATGATGCTGTTAATTTGTTAGCAAATAGAGATGACTTTAGATATAATTTAATATCAGCACCTGGATTAGTACATTCCTTCTCAACAGTACCAGCAGGAGGATATAGCCATGCTACTATTTTAAATACTTTAATTTCAAATACAGAAAATAGAGGAGATAATATAGTAGTACTTGATGTTTCAGGTTATAATTCATCAGTAGCAGCTACAGTAACAAATGCTTCATCTATTGATTCTTCATATGCTGCAACATATTGGCCTTGGTTACAAATAAGTGAACCAGATACAGGACAATTAGTTTGGGTACCAGCTTCAACAATGATACCAGGAGTTTATGCTTACAATGATAATGCTGGAGAAGCTTGGTTTGCACCCGCAGGTATCAATAGAGGTGGATTAGGAACAGTCCAAATGGCAGAAAGAAAATTAACTCAGAAAAATAGAGATAGTTTATATGTAGGTAAAGTTAATCCAATAGCAACATTCCCAGGAAGTGGTGTTGTAGTATTTGGACAGAAAACTTTACAAACAAAAGCAAGTGCTTTAGATAGAGTAAATGTTAGAAGATTATTAATAACATTAAAGAATTTTATTTCGCAAATAGCTGACACATTAGTATTTGAACAAAATACATCAGCAACAAGAAATCAATTTTTATCACAGGTAAATCCATATTTAGAAAGTGTACAACAAAGACAAGGATTGTATGCATTTAAAGTAGTAATGGATGAAAGTAATAATACAGCAGATGTAATAGATAGAAACCAATTAATAGGTGCTATTTATTTACAACCTACTAAAACAGCTGAATTTATTTACTTAGATTTCAATATTTTACCAACAGGAGCAACATTCCCGGCATAAAAGTTGAAAAGATTAATATTTATAAATGATAACAAAATAAAAATAAAATAAAAATGGCAGTATTAGACCCAAATGAAATATTTTTTACGGCGTTTGAACCCAAACAAGCAAATAGATTTATTCTATATGTAGATGGAATACCTTCTTATGTTATTAAAGGTGTAAGTGGTATGGGTTTTTCTCAAGAAGAAATCGTATTAAATCATATCAATGTTTATAGAAAAATAAAAGGTAAATTAAGATGGAATGATTTAACCTTAACATTATTTGATCCAATTACACCATCAGGTGCACAAGCTGTAATGGAATGGACAAGATTACACCATGAATCTGTTACAGGTAGAGATGGTTACTCAGATTTTTACAAGAAAGATTTAACTATTGATGTTTTAGGACCAGTAGGAGATATCGTATCTGAGTGGATTGTTAAAGGGGCATTCATAAAATCATCAACATTTGGCGATTACAATTGGGATGAAGATACAACTGCCATAAATTTATCTATTGTAATTGGAATGGATTACTGTATATTAAATTTCTAAATATACTTTTTTATATTATTTTTAAATAGAGCTTGGCTTTCGTCAAGCTCTTTTGTATTATATATATTTATACACATAAAATAAAGTTATTAACAAATAAAAACTATGGATACAGCTAAATTTAAATTCCCTACAGAAATAGTAGAATTACCCAGTAAAGGATTAATATATCCTGAAGAAAATCCTCTTTCAAAAGGAGAAGTAGAAATGAAATATATGACTGCTAAAGAAGAAGATATTTTAACTAATCAAAATTACATTAAAGACGGAAGTGTTTTAGATAGATTATTACAAGCACTTATAGTTACACCTGGTGTTAATTATGATGACTTAATAGTAGGAGATAAAAATGCAATTATGGTCGCAGCAAGAATATTAGGTTATGGAAAAGATTATAATTTTAAATATGGTGATAAAGAAGTAACAGTTGATTTATCAAAAATTGAATCTAGATACTTAAATGAAGAACATTTAGAACAAAAAGGTGTAAATAATTTTTCATTTAAATTACCTACAACTGAAGCTAAAGTTACATATAAACTTTTAACAGGTAAAGATGATAAAGCAATTAAACAAGAAATTAAAGGTTTACAAAAAATAAACAAAAATGCATCCCCAGAATTATCAACAAGATGGAAATATATGCTTACATCAATTGATGGTAATGGAGATAAAAAAGCAATTAGAGAATTTGTAGATACTTATTTTTTAGCTCGAGATTCTAAAGCCCTTAGAGATCATTTAACTGCAACTCAACCTAACATAGACTTAACATTTACTCCTGAAGATTCAGAAAAAGAAGTAAGCATCCCAATTGGAGCAAATTTTTTCTGGCCCGACATTTAGTTGGGCAGTATCGAAAACAATTATTTGAATCTATCCACGATATAGTTTACCATGGAGGTGGTGGATTTACTTGGTATGATGTATATTCAATGCCTATATGGTTAAGAAAATTAACATATACTCGGATAAGAGATGCTAAAGAAGAAGAAGCAGAAGCTTACAAAAATGCAGGTAATAAGTCAAAAGGAAAAGGTAGAAATAAAAGTACTACTAATATAGACTTGGCTAATATGGCAGATAAAAAGAAAATGCCAAAAAGACCACATTATGTATCTAAATCTTCGATGAAAAAACGTTAATATTTAATATTTATAACCAAAACATTAAATGTTAGATCCTAAAAAAGCAAAACAATACGCAGATAATATGGAGAGAGCGGCAAAAGCCGCAAAACAACTCCAAGGAACATTTGGTTCAACAAAATCTGATGTTGACGATATGTTTAGTGGCCTACAGTCTATAACAGATGAAATAACAGGTCAAGCTCAGGGATATAGTTTAGCAAAAAAAGCAGTAACTAATTTATCTGGAATTTTAGGAAAAGTTAAAGATGCTACAGATGATATTTCTCAAACTAGTTCTAAAGATCTAAAGACACTTCTTCAAAAAGCACAAGCTGAAAAGAAAAATTTAATAGAATCTCAAAGATTACTTTCTTCAAAAGCAGATATGGGAAAAGCTTCCCAAAAAGAATTAATTACATTAGAAAATATAACAGGTATTTTAGGTAAAACTGATGGATTATTTGGCCAGATAACAGCTTCTATAGGTAAAGCTGCAAAGAATGAAAAAATGCTAGAACAATCAACAGGGTTGTTAGGTGATGCCGCAGGTGCAGTTGATGGTATTTTTAGAAAAATGGGTGGTGGGAAATTAGCAGATAGAATGGGTATGAAAGATGCGTTAAAAAGTACCCAAGATATGGTAAAAGGCGCAGGTGGAGGTGTTAGTAAATTTAAGTCTATGTCTCACTTTGCTAAAGGATTAGGTAAAAACCTACTTAAATCATTTGGTTGGGTAGGAGCGATACTGGCTTTAGTTCAAAAATTAGTAGAAGCATTTAAATTCCTTGATGGAGCAGGAGCAGAAATAGCTAAAAACTTTGGTATATCAGCAGCAGAAGGTAGAGAAGTTGCTAAACAAGCAAGACTACAAGCAGTAGAATATGGTAATGTTTTAGTAACTCAAAAAGACTTTATAAAGGGACAAACATCCCTTAATTCACTTTTAGGAACATCAGTTAACTTTACATCACAAATGGCAGGAGAAACTGCTGAAATAGCAAAATACTCAGGTCTTAGTGCTGATGCTCAAAAGTTTTTTGCTCAACAAATGATTATAACGGGTAAATCTCAAAAATCTCTACTTAATGATATTTCTCTCCAAACAATGGAGTTAAACCATCAAACAGGATTAAATTTAAGTTTTAAAGAAGTCCAAGAAGGAATAGCAAGTTCATCAAAAGCTACTTTATTAACTATGAAAGCCCAAGGCCAATCAATGGCTAATATGGTATTTCAACAAAAAATGTTAGGAGCTTCTCAACAACAATTAGAAAGTATAGGAGGAAATTTACTTGATTTTCAATCATCTATAGAAGCAGAAATGAAAGCTGAGTTATTAACAGGAAAACAACTTAATTTAGAAAAAGCAAGACAATATGCTTTAGAAGGAAAGATAGGAAAATTAGCAGAAGAAATAAGAAAAGAAATAGGGACAGCTGCTGAATTTGGTGAAATGAATGTTATTCAACAACAAGCATTAGCAGCATCATTAGGTATGTCACGTGAAGAAATGTCAGAAATGTTGTATGCTCAAGAACAAGCAGAAGCATTAGCAGAAGCTTTTAAGGGACACACAGATGAAAATGGTGAGGCAATTACTACAATGTCTCAAGCTCAAGCAAAATATAATGCTTTAAGAGCAGAGGGACTATCAGCTGAAGCAGCAGCAAAAGAATTGGGGGATGAAGCATTAGCAAATCAATTAGAATCAGCAAGTATACAAGATAGAATGGCAGCTATAACAGAGCAAATGCAGTCATTATTTGTAGCTATGGTAGAACCTTTAATGCCAGCTTTTGAATATATAGCTAATTTATTGGGAGAAACTATAATGCCTATGATAAGAGAAATGCAACCAATTTTTGATGCTGTTGGACAAGTTTTATCAGGTATTATGAGACCCATATTTGCAGTAATAGGAGAAATAATAGATGCTTGGAATCAAGTATTTCAATCAATAAGTGATACTTTTAATGAAATATTTGGAACAGCAGAAGGCACAGCAGACGTATTTGGAACTATTGGTGAAATTATTGGGTGGGCTATTAAACGACCATTAGAATTTGTTTTAAATAATGTCTTAAATTATATACTACCAGTAGTAGAATCTATTGGAAAAATGTTTAAAGGAGTTGGAAAAATTTTAAATGGTGATATATTAGAAGGATTACAAATGATTGGAGAAGGTATTTTAGGATATATGATAGCACCTTTTAATGCAGTTATAAATGGTATTATAACAGGTATAAACTGGTTAATTGAAGGAATTAATTTCTTCTTAGATCCTTTAGGATGGGGAATTGGATTAATTCCAAGTGTTGATTTAGCAGGAATGGTTGGATTAGCTGAGGGTGGTATAGTTGATACACCTACAACAGCCTTAATTGGTGAAGGAGGAGAACCTGAAGCTGTTATACCATTAAGTAAAGCAGGAGAAATGGGATTTGGGGGAGACCCAAAATTTATGGCGGCAATAATAGGATTATTAAAAAAGATAGCTGGAAAAGATACAAGCATTAGTATGAATGGAAGTAAAGTGGGAAAAATGCTATCTTTAGTAACTTCTAGAATGTAACAATATTTATAAATAAAATAAAAAATAAAATTATGTCAACATTATTACAAAAATTACAAACAGATGGATCTGGATTGTCATTTAATGGAAATGAACCAGACATTCCAAATTTTGAAGGATCAAAATTACATGATACATATTCTATTACAGGTGAACCTGAAGTATTAGGAATGCCTGAACCATCATTTTTAGATATGGATAATACTAGTGTAAGTCCTAATGGAGCAATGGGTTTTTTACCTTTAACTTTATCGTTAATGCAAGGCCCTAACACAGCACCCTCAAATGTAGAAGGTATAACAGGTTTATCTTACACACCAGGCACATTTATATCGGGTCTTTCATTTGATAATACTGAAGAATTAGGTACTTTTGATTTAGGAGAACAATAAAATTAATATATTATGCCAGACCCACAATTTGGAACATTATATCAAATACTAGAAGGTGATGGTTCTCAATATAGTACTTTATTAGAACCTGTAGGAATAGCTTTACCTATTCTAGAAATGCTTTATGTAAATCAAGGTGGATTACCAGCAATGCCAACAGATCTTAATTTAGATTCGATTGAGATAAGTAATCATGGTAATTGGAATGGACAAATAAAATTTACGGGAACACCCTTACCATATACAGAACATGTAGAAGTAGAAGCAGCTAGTCCTGTTTCTAGATTAGAAGATATGATGTTAAATGATTCAACAACATCAAATCTTGGTATGATTTCACCTACGGAAGGTAGTTATATTGGGGGAGTAACGTTTGCAACACCTATATCAGGACAATATGAAGGAGGAGCATCTAGATTAGATGATTTAACACCTCCAATGCCTTGGACTGATTGGATAGCTAATAATCAACCTTTATAAAATTTTAGCGTATGCCTTTAATAGATTTTCAAACAAATTTAAAAGGATTAGGATTTGGAAGAGATATGCCTTATGGAGGTAGTAGTAAAGAACCTTTTATAAGAAAAGAAATCCCAAATCAAAGACCAGTAAAGTCAGGTCCTGATTTTATATTAAGAAATGGTTTTTTAGCACCTGTATCAGCTTTTACTGACGTAAAAAGATTAGCTAAATTTTTTGGAACAATGAGAGGAATACTTTTTGCTGTCAAGCAAAATGTATTATCTAGAACATCAGTACAAACACAAACATCTTGGGGTGCTGGAACTGTAGGAGGTCTTATAAATCAAGGAGTTTATACACCTCTAAGTACTTTAATGCAAGCAGGAACAGGATGGGCAGGCATACATTTAAATGAAAAAGGATTAGACCCTACAGGATTAATAAAAAAAATAGCATTAAAAGAATATTCACAAGTTATTAATCCTATAAATGAACAAAAAGCATGGAATAGATTAACTAGATTACAATTAAATTCATATAATGGTAGAGGATTAGGAGTAACAAATAAAGAATATTGGAACGGTAGAAAAGGCTTCCCAGTATCTGATGGTGCTTCTGAAGGAATATATAGAATTAAATATGGTGTTGATTTAGCTAGTCAATTATTATTTAAATATTCAGGAGGTCCTGGTGCTATTTTAGGAATTGGAAATACTAAAATTTTTAGATACAATGATTATTTTAATGCCATTAGGTCTACAATGGGTCATGGGGTTATACCTAAAAACTTAATGGATCAATATGTTTTGAATTGGCATGCTACTTATTTTTGGAAAAGAGGAATAAGTGGTCATGATTTTCCTACAGATTTTAGAAAAAATATATTAAAACAACGTAATTTAGATAAATATGAACATGGAGATGCAACAGATGATGTAGTTGTTACTAACGATCAAGTAATATCAAAATCCCCAGGTTATAGAACTAAAAACAGACATGTTCGTACAAATTTAGGGGATCCAGGAAGTAAAAATAATATAACTTATGGATTAACAAAGAATGTATATGATTATGGTTATACAGCTTCTTTGATGAACGCCTTAGATAAAATAACAGCACAACCCATGTATACAGGTTCTGCTGTTGATAATACAAAAGCAGTTAATGATTTAGTACAATTTAGAATAGCTGCTATATTTAATGATGAAACAGATACAACGGGGAAAAATGCGGTTTATATGCATTTTAGAGCGTATTTAGATGATTTTTCAGATAATTACACAGCTACGTGGAATCCTATAACTTATGTTGGTAGAGCAGAGCAATTGTATAATTATAGTGCATTTGAAAGAACAATGGATATCGGATTTACAGTGCATGCAACTTCAAAAGCAGAATTAGTTCCAATGTATAGAAAATTAAATTATTTAGCTTCAACTTTAGCACCAGATTATGGAGATAATGGATTTATGAAAGGTAATATGCATAGAATAACAGTTGGAGGTTATTTATATGAAGTTCCTGGTATTATACAAAATTTATCATATAACATTAGTATGGAGAGTGGGTGGGAAATAGCTATAGATGCTGATGGAAATAAAGACTCATCTGTAGCAGAACTTCCTCATGGTATAGTAGTAAAAATGCAATTTACCCCAGTTCATGAATTCTTAGTAGAAAGAAATAAAAACTTCCAAAAACCATCAGCAAGATTTATTAGCTTACAAAGTGGAGATGGTGGATTAAAAGATTCATTATATGCTAAATTTGGAAGTTATAAACAATATGCAGCTCAACAAGAGTTTGCTGAAGATGATTTAAATGAAGAAGAAATAGTAGATAATAACCCAGTAGAACCTGTAACACCAGAAGAAGAAGAGTGGGATGACTTTAATGATTGGGATGATGGAGAATTTGAAGAAGAATGGGAGGACATACCACCAATTGATTAAAATAAAATAATATGCCAACAAATAGTAGATATTCAGATTTAACTCCTTTAACAACTCTAACAGATCAGTTTAGAAATAAAGGAACTAATTATCTTCCTGTAGTTAAATATCCTGAAATTCAAAAAAAAGATACTGATGTGTATATAATAACAGAATGGGGAGATCGACTTGATAATTTAGCTCATCAATTTTATAATGACATTAAATTGTATTGGATAATTGTAGCAGCTAATCCAAATAAATTAAATTTTGGTTCATATTTTCCACCTGTAGGGGCTCAACTTAGATTACCCCAAGACATTACAGATATAAAAGATTCATACAATGAATTAAATCAAATAATATAAAATAAAGTTATGAGTAATATAATAGGAGAAGCTTTTAGTGAGTATGTAACAAAACAGATTCAAGCAAGACAAAAATCTTTATCTAAAATACAACCTACACAAGCTGATTTAAAATATAGAACAACTAAAGCTCCATGGATTCGATTAGCTAGTGCTGTGGATTTAGTAGGAACAAGAAAAGGAACAGCGTATAATAAGTTAAGAGCAATACTACCTGAAGAAACATTAAAATCTGATTTTGCAGGTTCTAGTTTAGCAAGAAATTTTGTTCTTCAAGGAACTCCTTTACAATATTTTAAAAAAGGTGATCCTGTTCCTGGAAGTCCTTCAGAAACATTTGAAAAAAATACTTGGCAAAAACCTGCTGGTGGGCTAGTTCAGGGAAATAATATATTTAATGGAACTTATGGTTGGGGAGGAATAAAAGAAAGAGGTTATGTACCTCCACCAGGCATTACTAATGCTTCTATAGATTATTTTAGTGATGGTGCTTTAACAAAAACAACAGTAAATATAAAATGTTATTCAACTTTACAATTTTCAATAATTGATATATTATTTTTAAGACCTGGTTATACATCTTTGTTAGAATGGGGATGGTCATCTTATTTAAATAATGATGGGGGATTTGAAACAAAAGATATGATTAACACTAAAGCTTTTAATTATTTATTTAACCCCAAAACAACATCAGGACAATATGGTCAATATGCTATAGGAGCTAAAATTGAAGCAAGTAGAAAATTAATGTATGGTAATTATGATGCTGTATATGGAAAAGTATCTAAATTTAGTTGGACATTTAACCCTGATGGAAGTTATGATATTATAATGGAAATGATTGGAATGGGTAGTGTAATTCAAGGTTTAAAGATGAATGTAGCTGCTCCAACTGAAGAAAATGAACAAGAAGAGGATAAAGAAAATCCTGCAACACCCTTAATGACCTCTAAAAATTTAACATTTCTTAATAAATATATTTATGATTTAGCAGCATCATTACATAAACATGCTATTAAAGAAGCTAAAGATGGAAAAGATTCGGAGGGTTATGCATGGTCATCATCTTGGGATTTATATCTTAATGATTGTTACTATGATGGAAATCCTAAAGGTACAAAACTTAGGGTACCTAATGGGGCAGGAATAGTATCATGCACTCATCCTAATAATGGAGTTAATAATGTAACAGAAGCAGGAAAGATATCAGGATTTCAATATTTTATGAAATTAGGAGCTTTATTAGCTTTTATAGAAGGTAAATGTGGTGCGTTTACTACTACATCAAAAGGAAAAGTACCTTTAATAGCATTTGACTTTAAATATGAGGGAATGCATTGTGCCTCAAAAGATGATGAAGAAGATGGAATACCTAAAAAAGTAGGAGGAAATACCAAAGAAGGTAGTAGAAAAGGAAGAGGTAAAAATAAATTAATGAGAAGAGATAGAAATTATATGCTTTATATTCCTAATAATTTATCAGCAGATCCTAATGTTTGTATGGTAGATTGGAAAGCTATGAATATAGGAGGAATGGGTAAAGTTAAGTATCCATTTTCAGATGGTTATACTATTCAAAAAACATTCCTTAGTAAAACAAATTTTCTTATTAGCTCAGAACCATATTTAGGAAGAATGGCAAATGTAATGGTTAATTTAAATTATATATCTGAAAAATTAACTAATATGGATAGAAATGATGATGGTTCTATATCTATATTTGATTTTATTCAAGAAATATTAGATGGAATTTCAGAAGCAATGGGGAGTATAAATAGTTTTACAATGATGTATGATGAAGGTACAGGTAAAATTAAAATATATGATGATATACCCCCTACATATAAAACTAATATTGGAAAATTAGGAGATGAAATTTGCAAAATAAATACTTTTGGATTAAAACCTGGAGTAGAAGGAAGTTTTGTTAAAGCAGTAAATTTAAATGCTGAATTAAGTGATGAATTTGCATCTATGATAGCTATTGGTGCCCAAGCTTCTGGTAATCAACTAAATGGTAATGCTACTTCTTTTTCAATGTATAATAAAGGATTAGAAGATAGAATGCTTCCCGATAAACTAGATTACCACACAGCAAATAAAGATGCAGATGATCCTGAAAAATCCCATGAAGAATTATTAGTTGAAAATTGGGATAATAATATAAATTTAGGTGCTGTCAATAATCAGATTAAAAATGGGACAAAAGCATTATTATCAAGAGTTTATGGTAGAGGTGGAGATGGTTATCAGTGGACTGATGATTATATAAAAGATTTTGTAAATCATATGACAACTCATGTTCAATTATTGCAAGGAATAATGACAGAAAATAAAAAGAAACTAGCAGCTCCTTTCTTTATACCTTTTAACTTACAATTAGATTTAGATGGAATATCTGGAATAAGAATGTATGAAAAATTTAAGATGAATGATAATATACTCCCTCCTTCATACACAAAAGGTGGAGTTGATATTATTGTAAAAGCAATAAATCATGCAATTGACCCTACAGGATGGACAACTAAATTAGAAACAATTTCTGTACCATCTCATGATGTTGAAGATGTAAAAAAACAAGAAGAAGAAGATAAAAAAGAAACTGAAAAAGAAAGAGAAAAAGTAGAAGAATTATATGAAGAAGAAGAATTAGAAACTTCAGAAGTCCCAACAGAAGGATCTGTTGAAGATGCTAAATTAAGAATGAGAGTAACACGGGTTATGGATGATGGAAGGCAAACATTGGGAGTAATGGAACTTATTGCTGAAGATGAAAAAACAACAGTCTTTCGTTTAGCTACTAATGAATTGCCTTGGTTAAATAATAAAAATGATGTAAGTTGTGTTCCACCTGGAAGATATTGGGTTAGAACTAGATATCATAGTAGTAATAAAAAACACGGTAAATGTTTTATTTTAATGGGAAGAGAATCAGATAATTGGGGTAAAAAAGATTCTACATGGAAAAATACTGGGGGTCTGTCTTCACCAGCAGCCGGAGATATACGATATGGTGGTTATAAAAGAAAATATATATTAATCCATAGATGTTTTTATGCTGTAGATTGGTTAAAAGGATGTATAGGTATGGGATTTGCTTTTAACACTCATCAACTAACAAGGGATAACCCAAAAGGAACAGCAACCCCAGAAGCAATTAACAATAGAGGACCAGATCAAGGTAAAATGCCTTCTAAATATTTAGAAAAAGGATATACAAAATCAGCAATGAAAGAGTCTCTTCAAGCTATGAGTATGATAAGAAGATTTTTTAATTGGGATGAAATACATGAAAAAAATAGTATTGGTTTCTTTTTAGATATAAGATTAGAAACATCTCCAGGAGTTTATTCAGATTCACCTGAGGGTTATAAAGGTGAAAAAAATAATGGTATTCCTAAAAAGTGGGTTAATTCTGAAGGCCCAAATTATCAATCTTTATATTTTAAAGATGATACCCAAAAGGATATGGCTGAAAAATATTTTAAAGATAACGATTTAGCTTACATAGCAGCGGGTACACAAGGGGATGATGTAAATAAATCAGGAACAAGATGGAACCCTAATGATATATAATTATGTATTATCCTAAATCTCAAATACAAACAAATATATACACAGATGGGACAGAACTTACTTATGCTGATGGCCCCCAAAAAGGTGTAGCTTATAGAGGTTATTATTATAAATTATCAAATGGAGAAATGTGGACAGGAAAAACTCCAGAAGATCCACCTAATGACAGATTAGAATTACCTCCAGTTACTCTCGATGAAAAATTCTCAGGAGAAACTTTAACTGTAAATTTGTGGTATAATTCTCAAGAAAGAATAGATGATGGGTGGGATGGACCTATTCCAGGGGATAATGGTGTTTATAATGGAGGAAATGAGTTTCAGCAAACAAATGTAATGAGTGATTATTTAAGTATAAGAGAAGGATATGATCCAGTTCTTACAACTCCAAACTATCCCCAACTCCCACAAGTTTTTGTAACTAAACCAACTGAAGATAATTATAAAAAAGGAAATTTCAAAAGATATTTTTGTGTAAAAACTAATGAAAATATATATAAAGAAATTTCAAAAGAAACTTATGATAAAATTCTCAATCGAGATCCTTCTATAATTTGGAGTTATTGGGAACCTTTTATGATAGATTGGGTATTAATAGGAAAGATAGGAGAAGTATATTCAACAAATCGTAATTTAACTGAATTATATCAAATAAGAAATAATAGAATAGGTTTTGACCGTTATTTAAAATTCGTATATAGTAATTACTTCAGATATGATGGAGAGTTAGATGATAGATATTACCCACAATCGGAAGAATTAGTTCCTACAGACTTACCCCCAGCTTATGGTTATCCACAAAACACACTTCAGAATTGTGGTAATTGTGTTTTTAATAAACAAAATCATTGTCAAAAATGGAAAAATGCAAGAATAAAAACAGATTATTGGTGTGCGTCATGGAGTAATGTTCACCCTGAAGAAAAAGCATCATCCCAAAGACGGGTCCCAGATTTTTCACCATCAAAAGAAGGAATTATAAGAGGTATACAAGCACGACAAGCTAAAAACACTTCTAATCAAGCTTATGGTAATAATGCATCAATGGAAGCTCCTGAATCACCAACACCAAGTAGGGGACAATCACGTTCTCCTGGAAGTACCTATTAAATTTGGATATTTAAAATATTTTTCGTATTTTAAAAATAAAAGTTATGTTTTGGTTAGTTGAAAATAAAGTTCAATTTGAGCAGTTTTCTAATGCTAATTATAAAGAAGTTTTTGTTGAAGTAATTCCTTATAATAGTAAAATACATCCTGTTCAAAATAATGTGTGTGCTGTCTACATTAGACCGTTAGTAACAACTAAAGGATTTATAATACCCATTTCCCATAGTGAAACAACTAATATTAATATAGACGGTATTATATTGTTATTATCAAAGATAAATACCATATATGTTAGAGATAAAAAAGAATTTTTACATTATTTTCCACTAAAAAATCTCTTTGACATAACACTCAATTCACCTCCGTATATACAAGAATTTACACAAACTCATGAAATATTTATGAGGAGATATCCTAATAAAAAAGATATTAATAGAATAATCCCTATTGTAAAACATTATGAGTATTGTGAAAATATATTTAATAATTTAAAAGAAAAAATAAATGAGCCAATCAACGAATTCTACAACAACAAATGCTCGGTGGTTTTCAACGCCGTGGAGAGAAGTGGATTACGAATTGATAGATCACAATTCGAACAGAATTTTCATAGTATCGATTCCGACTACACATACACACAATACAACTTCAAAACCCTCACAAAAAGACCATCAAATAAATTTAAAGGAGTAAATTATGCAGCACTTAACAAAGACAACAATTCTAGAAGAAGTTTTAACACTCGTAATGATATCCTTTGCGAGCTTGATATTGGCGCTTATCATCCTACTCTTTTGGGTAAGCTCATTCATTGGAAGTGGGATAAAAAAGATATTCATCAATCCTTTGCTGACATGTATGGAGTGGATTATCAAAAAGCAAAAGAACTGACATTTAAACAATTATATGGAGGAATATTTAAACAGTATAAAGACTTAGAGTTTTTTAAAAGAGTCCAAATATATACTGATGAGATGTGGTATAAATTTCAAAATGAAGGTTTTATAGAATGTCCTATTTCAAATCATCGATTTGAAAAAGATAAATTAGATAATATGAAGCCCCAAAAACTTTTAAATTATTTACTACAAAATTTGGAGACATCAGTTAATGTTTGTATAATGTATGACATATTTAGATTATTAAAAAATAAAAAAACTAAATTAATTTTATATACTTATGATTCATTTTTATTCGATGTGTGTAAAGAAGAAAAAGAAGTTTTAATAAAAATAAAAGAATTATTTAAACAGTATAAATTACAAATAAAAATAAGTTATGGAAACACCTACGATTTTAGATAAAACCCACAATATGTATAGTATAGACGATTTCGTTGACTTTACGAACCAAAACTTTGGAGATTTGAATAACAAGTTATTCTGTACTTTTACTACATTAGATGAATTAGAAACAATTTTAAATTCTATAACTAGCAGATATAATATAATGTATAATAAAATATTTGTTTTGCATATAAAAAGCAATGACGAATATGTTTGTACATATAATATAGACCAAGGTAATGTAAATAATTTACCAGATAGTACTATATTAGTTCATAGAAAAAAAGAAACAAATACGTTGTATACAATTAATGCTTTAAATGAATTAATAAAAAAGTTAAATGGAGGAGTAGTTGATACTAAATTTCCAATTACTTGGGAGCATTATAGAAATACAATACTATTAACTCAACATGATGAGTTAAAACAATTAAAAACAAAAATTCATAAGATTATTGAACTTTAGTTTGGTTATCTTAAGAATATTTTTTACATTAATAGAGTTATAAATTAAATAAAAAGTTATAAACATGGATTTACAAAAAATCAAAAACAAATTAAACTCCCTTCAAAATCAATCAAACTACAAAAAAGGTGAAGGTAAAAATTTATTTTGGAAACCCTCAGTTGGTAAACAAGTTGTTAGAGTAGTACCTAACAAATATAATAAAGATTTTCCTTTTACTGAAATGATGTTTTATTATGGTATAGGTAAGAGAGTTATGGCTTCTCCTCTAAATTGGAAAGAAAAAGATCCAATTCAAGAATTTTGCAAAAAATTACGAACAAGTAATGATAAGGAAAATTGGAGATTAGCTAAAAAATTAGATGCTAAAACTAGAATTTTTGCACCTGTTGTAGTAAGAGGTGAAGAATCTGAAGGTGTTAGATTGTGGCAATTTGGTAAAGAAGTTTATCAAGAATTTTTAAATATGGCTGCTGATGAAGAAATTGGTGATTACACTGATATTGCCCAAGGTAGAGATATTAAACTAACAACAGTAGGACCTGAAACTACAGGAACTCCTTACAATAAAACCTCAATTGGACCTTCATTGAAAACTTCTCCAATATCAAAAGATAAAGATGAAGTTAGTAAATTTTTAGAAGATCAACCTGATCCAATGAAAATTTTTAAACGTTATACTTTTGATGAAGTTAAAGAAGCATTACAAGAATTTTTAACTCCTGAAGATGAAGAAAAAGAAGGTGATATTATTAAAGAACCTGCTGTAGCATTTGATGGAGATACAAAATCTGGTAATTACTCACTTGATACAAATGCTAAAAAATCAAAGTCAGAGCAATTTGATGATTTATTTGATGAGAAAAATTCAAATACTTCTGATGCTGATCCTTTACCATTTTAATTAAGTAAGTATGTCGAGAAAAAAAAGATCATTAACGGCTGCAGCCTCTAAAGAAATTAAGGCAAATTTTAGTTTAAATTCTTTTAAAGAAAAAAAAGGTTTAAAACAAAATATTAAATTTAAGGATCAAGAATGGATCCCTTTATCCAAGGCATTCCAGGATGTAACATCAATTCCTGGAATTCCTATGGGTCATATTGTTCTTCTTAGAGGTCATTCCGATACAGGTAAAACAACAGGTTTAATTGAAGCTGCAGTGTCAGCTCAAAAAAGAGGTATACTACCTGTATTCATTATTACAGAAATGAAATGGAATTGGGAACATGCTCAACAAATGGGTATGGATATAAAAGAAATTCGTGATGAAAAAACAAATGAAGTTTTAAATTATGAAGGTCAATTTATCTACACAGATAGAGAAACTATTAATTCTATTGAAGACGTAGCTGCATTTATTTTAGATTTAATTGATGAACAAAAGAAGGGCAATTTACCTTATGATTTATTATTCTTATGGGATTCTATAGGATCAGTACCTTGCGAAATGTCATTAAAATCTAATAAAAATAATAATGAATGGAATGCAGGAGCTATGTCTACTCAATTTGGGAATAATGTTAATCAACGTATAACGCTGTCACGTAAAGAGTCATCTCCATATACTAATACTTTGTTATGTATTAATAAAGTATGGACTTTAAAACCAGAATCTCCAATGGGTAAACCTAAATTAATGAATAAAGGAGGTTATGCTATGTGGTTTGATTCAACATTTGTAGTTACATTTGGTAATATAATGTCTGCTGGAACATCTAAAATTAAAGCAATTAAAGATGGTAAACAAGTAGAATTTGCTAAACGTGTAAATATTCAAATTGATAAAAATCATATTAATGGTGTTACTACTAGAGGTAAAATTGTTATGACTCCTCATGGTTTTATTAATGACAATGATAGAGAATTAAAAGAATATAAAGAAGCTAGAAAAGATGATTGGGCTGCTATTTTAGGTGGTGGTGATTTTAGAGTAGTTGAAGAAGATCAAGCGTATTCTGACATAACATCTTTCGGAAAAGAACCCGAATAAATTTTGATTCCCCATTTTCTTTTCGTATATTCCCGTATAAAACTTAATATATGAAACAAAAAGAATTATTTAAACTTCTAGATAATATTACAGAAGAAGGAGAAATTATACAAACAGGAGAAAGAGTATTATTAATAGATGGTTTAAATTTATTTTTTAGAAATTTTGCTATGCTTAATATGGTAAATCCTCAAGGGGTTCATATTGGTGGGTTAGGTGGATTTTTTAGATCATTAGGAGCTTTAATAAGACAAATTAACCCAACTCAAGTTTATGTAGTATTTGATGGAGCAGGATCGGCCAATAATAGAAAAAATTTAATACCAGAATATAAATCAGGTAGAGATTTACAACGTATTACTAATTGGGAAGCATTTGATGATTTAGATGATGAACATGATGCTAAAGTAGATCAAATGGTCAGAATTATTCAATATTTAAAAGCATTGCCTGTTAAAACAATTACTATTGATAAAGTAGAAGCTGATGATATTATTGCTTACTTAAGTGAAGTAATTCCTCAAGGTCCTAAAGATAAAGCTTTTATTGTTTCATCTGATAAAGATTTTATACAATTAGTTAGTGAAAAAGTTATTGTGTATCGTCCTATTGAAAAAGAATATTATACTAAAGAAACTGTAGTTGAAAAGTTTAATATTTCTCCTGAAAATTTTATTTTATATAAAACATTACTAGGTGACAATTCAGATAAAATTAAAGGAGTAAAAGGATTAGGTAAAAAAGGTTTATTTAAAAAATTCCCAGAATTAGTAGAACGTAATTTAGTTTGGGATGATATTTTAGATATATGTGAATCAAAGATGAAAGAACATGTTGTTTATGCTAGAGTAATTCATGGTCAAGAAGAATTGGAAAAAAATTACTCTGTAATGGATTTAAGTAACCCAATGTTAAGTAAAGAAGAAAAAAATTATTTAAATAAGTTTGTTGAATCTAAAGAACTTCATTATCATCCCGACGAATTCATAGCAATGTACAATGAAGATCAATTAGGAGGGTTGATTAGAAATGTAGAGTTTTGGATAAAAGATGTTTTTGCAAATTTAGTTATTAAAAAATAAGTTATATGACCCTTACAAATTTAAATCAATATGGTAAACCTTTTCAAATAAAAGTTCTTTCTTCATTATTAACTCATAAAGGTTTTTTAACAAATATCCATGATATTTTAAGTGAAGAATATTGGGATAATCAAGCACATAAATGGGTTATAAAAAATATTTTAAAGTATTATGATAAGTATCATACAACCCCTTCAATGGAGATACTTAAAGTAGAATTACAAAAAATAGAAAATGAAGTACTTCAAATATCAGTTAAAGAACAATTAAAGGAAGCTTATAAAGCATCTGATGAGGATTTAAAATATGTAGAAGAAGAATTTTCAAATTTTTGTAAAAATCAACAATTAAGAAAAGCATTATTAAATAGTGTTGATCTTTTAAAAGGAGGTGATTTTGAATCAATTCGTGAATTAATAAATAATGCTATTAAAGCAGGGCAAGATAAAAACATAGGACATGAATATAATAAAGACGTGGAAGCACGTTACAGAGAAAATCATAGAGTTACAATTCCAACTCCTTGGGAAAAAATTAATACCCTATTACAAGGTGGATTGGGAAATGGAGATTTTGGTCTCATATTTGGTAATCCGGGAGGTGGTAAATCTTGGTCATTAGTAGCTTTAGGAGGATTTGCTGTTAAATTAGGTTATAATGTTTTACATTATACTTTAGAATTAGGAGAAGATTATGTAGGAAGAAGATATGATGCTTTTTTCTCACAAATCCCAGTTGATAAATTAACATCCCAAAAAGACAAAATTGAAAATTTAATTGGTGATTTAAAAGGAAATTTAATTATAAAAGAATTCCCTACAGGTAGAGCAACTATGACTACAGTAGAATCACATATTCAAAAAGTAAAAGATTTAGGAATTGAACCTGATTTAGTAATTATTGATTATGTTGATCTTCTTTCATCAAAAAGAAAAACAATCGATCGTAAAAGTGAAATTGATGATATTTATAGCAGCACTAAAGGATTAGCTAGAGAATTAAATATTCCTATTTGGAGTGTTTCTCAAGTAAATCGTGCAGGAGCTAAAGATAATATTGTAGAAGGAGATAAAGCAGCAGGATCTTATGATAAAATGATGATAACTGATGTTTGTATTTCTCTTTCACGTCAACGTAAAGATAAAGTAGAAGGTACTGGTAGATTTCACATTATGAAAAACAGATATGGTATGGATGGTTTGACATTTGGGGTAAAAGCAAATACTTCCACAGGACATTTTGATGTATCTAATGATCTTTATGTTGAAGAAGAATCACCCCAACAAACCCCACAAAATAATTTTGATAGTGGTATAGATAAATTCGATAAATCATCACTTCAAAAAAAGTTTTTTGAACTCAATTCTTAACTATTAAAATTTAATTAAATGGCAAAAAAAGACATTACTAAAGAACGTATCATTTATAAGCCCTTTGAATATCCAAAGGCTTTTGATTTTTATATGAAACAACAACAAGCACATTGGTTATGGACAGAAGTTCCAATGATGGCTGATGTTAACGATTGGAAACAAAATTTAACAGAATCAGAAAAAAATATTATAGGTTCTATATTAAAAGGGTTTGCTCAAACAGAAACAGTAGTAAATGATTATTGGTCAACTTTAGTAACAAAATGGTTTAGAAAACCAGAAATTATAGCAATGGCAGTAACTTTTGGATGTTTTGAAACTATTCATGCTGAAGCTTATAGTTTATTAAATGAAGAATTAGGATTAGATGATTTTAGTGAATTTCTAGAAGATGAAACCACAATGGCTAAAATAGAAAATTTAATGAATGTTAGAGATAGTTTTGAAGGAGAAAAAGATTGGCATGAAATAGCTAAATCATTAGCAATATTTTCAGCTTTTACTGAAGGAGTAAATTTATTTTCATCATTTGCTGTTTTATTATCATTTAAATTAAGAAATAAGTTAAAAGGAGTAGGGCAAATAGTAGAATGGAGCATAAGAGATGAGTCAATGCATTCAGATGCTGGTTGTTGGTTATTTAGAACACTTCTAGAGGAAAAACCTGAATTAAAAACACCTGAATTAGAGGCTGCTATTAATGAAGCTGCTTTACTTTCATTACAATTAGAATTAAATTTTATAGATAAAGTTTATGAAATGGGTGATTTAGAAGGTTGTAGTAAAGATGATTTAATATCATTTATTAAACATAGAGTAAATACAAAAATGGGTGATTTAGGTTATAGACCTATAGTAAATGGTATAGATGTAAATGCAGTAGAAAGAATGAAGTGGTTTGACCATTTATCAGCAGGGAAACAACATACTGATTTTTTTGCAAATAGAGTAACAAATTATAGTAAAGGACATATAGAGTGGGATTCAGCTAAAATATTTTAAAAATGGATAATAATTTAATAGCAGATTATACAAAATGGGAAAAAGGTAAAGATTATCCTGAATGGATGTCAGAAGTTGCCTTATCAACAATATCAAAAGGTTATCTTCTACCAGGAGAAACCCCTAGAAAAGCATATAGAAGAGTTGCATCAGCAATAGCTGAACGTTTAGGAAAACCTGAATTAGTAACTAAATTTTTTAAATATATTTGGAATGGTTGGTTAGGATTAGCTTCACCGGTTATATCAAATACAGGTACAGATAGAGGTTTACCTATTTCATGTTTTGGAGTTGATACCCCCGATTCTATTAGAGGAATAGGATTAACTAATGCTGAATTAATGAAATTAACAGCAGCAGGAGGTGGAGTTGGAGTTGGTGTTAGTAGAATTAGACCTAGAGGTGAAGAAATTAGAGGAAATGGAAAAAGTGAAGGGGTAGTACCTTGGTGTAAAATATATGACTCAGCTATTATAGCAACTAATCAAGGTAATGTAAGAAGAGGAGCAGCATCAGTAAACTGTAATATAAATCATCCTGACATTGATGAATTTTTACAAATTCGTAGACCTAAAGGTGATCCTAACAGACAATGTTTAAACTTACATCAATGTGTTGTAGTTGATGATAATTTTATGAGGAAGTTAAATGATAGAAATCAAGAGGCAATGGATCTTTGGCTAGAAATTTTAAAGTCAAGAGTAGAAACAGGTGAACCATATATAATGTTTGAAGATAATGTAAATAAAGACAATCCATTAGGTTATATGATGAATAATCTTAATGTGTCTATGACAAATATATGTACAGAAATTACATTACATACAGATGAAGAACATAGCTTTATTTGTTGTCTAAGTTCAGTTAATTTAGCGAAATATGATGAATGGAAAGATACAGATTTAATAGAAACATCTATTTATTTTTTAGATGGAGTAATGCAAGAATTTATAGATAAAACTAATGGTAAGTCATCTATGAAGAGAACACATAAACATGCTAAAAAAGGAAGGGCATTAGGTTTAGGTGTGATGGGTTGGCATACTTTTTTACAAAAGAAAAACTTACCATTTAATTCTATAGCATCAACAGCTTGGACTCATACAATTATGTCTCAAGTTAGAAATGAAGCTGAAGCAGCAAGTAGAAAATTAGCTGAAGAATATGGAGAACCCTTATGGTGTAAAGGTACAGGTATGAGAAATACTCATTTATTAGCTATAGCACCAACAGTATCTAATTCTAGAATTAATGGGTGTTCCGCAGGTATAGAACCAGAACCCGCAAATGTTTATACATTTAATGGAGCTAAAGGAACTTTTATTGTTAAAAATAAAGAATTAGAAAATTTATTAACAAATAAAAAACAAAATAATAATAAAGTATGGGATCAAATTTTGGCTGATGATGGTTCTGTTCAAAACCTACCAGAAGATATATTATCTGAAGAAGAAAAAGAAGTATTTTTAACATTTGCTGAAATTAATCAATTAGGATTAGTACAACAAGCTGCTGTTAGACAAAAATATATAGATCAAACTCAATCTTTAAATTTATGCTTTCCACCTACAGATACCCCTAGATGGATAAATCAAGTTCACTTGGAAGCATGGAAATTAGGTATAAAAACATTATATTATTTAAGAACAGATTCAGTAATAAAAGGAGATTTAGGATCTAGAACAGCCGAATGTGTAAGTTGCGATGGATAGTTTTTTTCTATATATTTATCAATAAAATAATTAGTCATGAAAAAAATAAAATCTCTACTAAATAGGTTTTGGTTTTGGCTTAGAAGCAAAACAACATTAGATGAAAAAGCTATTGATGTTTACAAAGAAGCTAAAAGCAGAGCTAAGGAAATAAACAAAGAATTTAAAGATGTCAAAAAAGCCGCTAAAAATTTTGCATCACAATTAAAAGATGTAGGAGAAGCAACAAAAGGTAAAAAAAGGAGAGGTAGAAAAAAGAAAAAAAACAAAAAATAACAAATGAAAAAACTATTAGTTTCGCTATTGATCATTCCTTTTTTTATGTTTGGTCAAAATGAAAAAAAATCATTCGATTTTAAAGCAGAATTTAAAAAATTCACTAAATTTTCAACATTTTATGGTGGGGTAAATGGAGGTACATCTTTAGCTGATGATGATATCTATTCTATAACAACAGGAACATTAAATCAAAATATTATAGAAACACCATTTGATTACTCAGTAATATTTGGGGTGAGAAAAATTGCTAGATTTGGTTATTTACCTAAAGAAGCATTTAAAAAAGGAACAGAAAATTCATTTTCAGATGCTGCAACAGTAGGTAAAGTTTCTGGGTTTGAATTTTTATTTCAAGGAGAATATAAAAGACAACAAGGATTAACATTTTTTGATCAACACCATTTCCTAAGATATGTAGCAGATAGATGGATGACTAAAGCTGAATTTTTAAAAGATGGTTTTGCTGATATAGAATACTTTGAAGCATCATTAAGATATAGACAAAAAATTAATAGAAAATTATCATTTAATATAGGAACAGCTCAAAGATTATCTGAACCTTATGGTTTTAACCCTTTAGATGAATGGATATTAGAAAATGGTAATTTACATTACACATATTTAGCATTACAAGAAGGATATCAAATAGATCCATTTAATGAAATCTACACAGATCCAAATGGTAATGTAGTTGCAAACTCAAATGAAGTGTGGGAAGAAGTTGTTATACCACAAATGTTAGACGATTATGTAATAAATGAAAAAAATAAATTACCAAATGTATGGAATTATTCAATAATTGTAGGATTTGACTATTACAGTTATAAAAAAGATTATTGGCTACATGCTTGGGGTAATGTTTTACCATTACATTGGTTAAGTAATAATGAATATTCATACGATACATTTAATGGTGGTCAATGGGTAGACTACTCAGGTGGATTAATATTTGGATATTGGTTTAACAAAAATATGGGAATATTTATAGAAGGTAAATATAATAAGTATTGGAATAGAGAATGGCACAATTTTAGCTTTGGTGTCAATTATAAAATATTTTAAAAATGGCAAAAGAATTAAACGAAGATACAAGTTTTAAAGTAAGTATAAAAACCTTAGTTGCAATAGGGGCAGCAATAACAACAGTTGTTGGGATGTGGTTTGCACTTCAAGCAGACATAGCAGAAGCTAAAGAACTACCAGTAATAGAGATTCCACCACCAGATGTAACACGGATGGAATTTGATATGAAAGATAAAAACATTCGATTAACTATACAAAATACTCAAGATGATGTTGAAGAGATTAAAGAAGATCTAAAACGTATTGAGGAAAAAATAGATCGATTAAAATAAAAATTATGAAAAAAATATTATTACTAATATTATTATTGATATCAGGAATAACATATTCACAAATACAAGTAATTCATTTTAATGCAAATTGGAATGCTGCTAATGATGTGAAATGGGTAAGTGATTTGACTGATTGTAAAATTAAAAATATTGACATTGCAACAGATTCTCAAGCTGCAACAGACCATAAAATAACAGTTGTTCCTACAATATTAGTACTAGTTGATGGTGAAGAAGAAGAAAGATATGAAGCGGATATTTCATTTAGTATGCAAGCAACAAAAAAAGAAATACAAGAAGTTATAGACGAAATAGTAATGGACCAATTTTAAATTATGAAAAAAATTTTAGTTATATTAATATTATTAAGTAGTTGTACCCTAACACAATATGCTTACGATCCTATTTATGAAGATCACCCACATTCGACAGAAGTTTATTATAATGGAATAGATGTTTATTGGGGATATCATACTGGATTTTATTATTATTATGGAATACCTCACTTTTACCCATGGTGGTATTATTACCAACTTATTCCTCCTTATCATTATCACATACATACTCACATTATTATAGACTGTAAACCAGGACATTATGTATATGGTCATAGAGGACCTAAATTCCATAATACAGGACCTGATTGTAAAATTAATCATGGAAAATTTACCCCAACAGTTAAAGTAAGAAATGATAAAGATAAGTCATTTGTTTTTCCTAGAGATTGGAAATCACATAATTCAACTAGAAATAATAAACAAAATAATGTTAAGTATAATATTAACAAGATAAATTATGATAGAACATTTAATTTAAATAACTCAAATGTTAATAAAATTAATAATAAGTCTAATAATATTAGGAATACTAATAAAAATAGATCAAATAATAAACAAGTAAATAGACCTAAAAATAGAAAAAGATGAAAAACATACTTTTAACATTCTTGCTTTTACCATTATTGGTTTTTACACAAGATACAATTGTTAATCCTCCTCCCCCTCCTCCACCACCAGATTATGGGGAAGAATTAATAGATACATTAACAACTGATACAATATCATTATATGATTCTTGGATTAATATAGTAGTATTTACAGATGAATGGCCTGAAGAAACTAGTTGGGAATTATTAAATGAAAATGATTCTATTATAGCATTTGGGGGACCATATGAAGATGGACTTACTTTACATGAAGAACTTATAGAATTAAACTCAGGAGAATATTATTATTTTATATATGATACATGGGGAGATGGTTTATGGCAAGATGGGTGGGTTGAAATATATAATACATGTGAAGATTTATTTTATCATGAAGGACCTTTTGGGGAATACACATATGATGAAATTATAGAATCAGACACAATAGGTTGGATGGATTCATATGCCACAGAATTAGTAGAAACATTAACAATAGCACCTTGCGCTCCTCCATCAAATGGATGTACAGATGAAATGGCAATTAATTTTGATGAAAATGCCTTTTTTGATGATGGTTCTTGTGAGTTTTTAGAAGGATGTACAAATGAATTAGCTTCTAATTATGACCCTGAAGCAGCAGTTTTCCCATCAGGATTAATTTTTCCAGGTGGTAGTTGTAATACTGAAGTATGGGGACAAAATTATTTCGGGGTAGATCCCGATTTTTACTTTAACGGCAATCAAGATATATTTGAAGTTGGAAATAAATTATACATAGGTGAAAATACTTTTTATGTAGATTTTGTTGCAGAAGTCCAAGGTAACTGTAATGCACCAGCAGTATTAATTTATGTATGCTATACAGAAGCAGAAGCAGATGGAAATTTAGGAACATTTTCACCAGGATTAAATGTTAATGCAGTAGTAGGTGAATATTGGTACATGGATCCATGTACATTTATTTATGGTTGTACAGATGAAAATGCATTAAATTATAATCCTGAAGCAGGAGTAAATGATGGATCTTGTATTAATATACCAGGTTGTACAAATCCAACATCAAACATGTATAACCCAGCTGCTACTATAGACGATGGTTCTTGTGATGGAACTGATATATCTTGTTCTCCAGGAAAGACAGTAGTAACAGTAGAAATAACATTAGATCAATATCAAGGAGAAACAGGTTGGGCAATATATGATGGAGGTGGAACTGTATTAGATTTAGTAGAACCAGGAACATACAGTGATATTCCTGATTATGGTGTTGTTGAAAAACAAGTTTGTATTGATAATGGAACTTCAGTTTTATTTAGCATAACAGATACTTATGGTGATGGTTTAGCTGGTTCAATATGGGGAGGTATAGATGGATCTTGGATAGTATATACT